CAAACATACAATTTGGAGGGCAACCTCCCATCAATGTAAATATGAAACGTCGCGAGAGAACTCGCGAAGCTCGTGCGGGTGTTGGAGATGATGGTCTGGAGCAAAATGGCCACACTCAATACAATCACGAGACTAGTTTTGTGAACATCAAAACAGCAGTCAATGTGTGCCGAATCAAGGATGATGACGCCCCTGGAATGGGCGTTGCAAAAGGCGCCATATTGGCTAATGTTCCAGTCACCGTTCCAAGCAATACTTCGGCGGCGACGATGCACGCAATGAAGAAGAGGTGTGATCACGCCCCTTCGCTCGACAATACTCAGGCTTTTAAGCGGGGGCACGAACTGCTGATGGAGAAGTTCGATCCACTGCCTGAGATACGCGTTGACAAGGATCTTGTATCAAAGTACCTTGTTAAGTGCGGTGCATCGAAGTCTGAGCGGCTGCTTGAAGCTCTAGGCAGCAGTCAGTTGAACGCTGACATGGACAGTAAACATGTGTTCGCAAAACAGGAGGCGCTCTTGAAAGCACACCAGGCACAGCCACGCATTGTATATCAGGGTACGGATATGTACAATGCTTTGACTGGTCCTGTCGTTATGGAGCTCAACGACAGGATGAAATCTGTTTTCTCAATGTCCAATCCGAAGAATAAAGGCAACATCGCAATTTACGCCTGCGGTGCTTCTGGTGAGGAGTTGGGTGACGTGATGGAAATGTCTGAGGGGAATGCAGTCGAGAGTGATATGAAGAACAATGATGGGAGTCAATCGGAAAAATTCCGCCGGTTCGAGGCGATGTTTTACCGCAAGCTGGGAGCACCCGTGTGGTTCGTGAGGGAATTTGCTGCGTGTACGGAGGTGCGAGTGTGGACACGTTATGGCGTGACTGCACATGTGAAAGGTCAGAGGTGGTCGGGGGAAACGACCACCACTACCGGAAATTCGTACGTGAGCATGGCACTTCTGCAAGCTGGGTTGGAGCTTGCGGGGATTCAGCGTAGCACGAACATACACGGCGGGGATGATTACCTGGGATTTATACAAGGGTGCCCTGAGGAATTCGAAAGAGGTGTCACTGAAGTTACGAGAGTCAGTGGCATGCAAGCAGAAGTAGTTCCTCAGAGTGGCAGGCACCTGGCCACATTTTATCGGAAAAGATATGTGAGGTCGTCCATTGGTACTCGCCCCGTCCCTCAATTCGGGCGCGTTCTGTCAAAATTGAACCTGAGAGCCAACAAGAACACTCAGGTTTGTGATCGCGATTACATGGCAGGCAAGTATTTGTCTGCTGCGTATGAGCACAGACACGTCCCCGGCGTGAGGGATATTCTGGTGTCAACTGCAGATAGGCTTTCTGATCAACCGTTCTTCGATGCCAGGGTCTCAAAATTGGCAGAGATGGGCGGGGTCGACAATATCAAAAGTGTCGTGGAGAGTGGCGTGTGTCATCCGGTGTCTGAGTTTTCGGAATTCTTGGAACAAGTCTATGGGATAGGGTATCAGGAGCTTGTGGATGCGTATTGTCGTGTTGCCGAAAGTTGCGTCGATTTCTGTGAGGGATGGACGTACATGGACAAGCGCAGCAAGTCCTGGAAAAACAAATCCAAGAACTGGAAATATCAACCTCCCAAGTTGGGAGGAGACACCATCGACGCTCTCACACGTATTGATGTTGGGTAGATACCGGATTATCTGAACCCACCTGGATGGGTGATTAGCAAGAAAACACCAACCAGAACAAG